GAAGCAATTGACAAAGATCGTGCTTCCAAGCTTGTAAAAGTAGTAGAAGCAATTGACAGCAACAATGCTGTTAAGCTTAAAAAAGTTGTTTCCAAATACAAGTCTGCTCTTGCAACTGAAGCAAAACAATTTAAAAAGTCACTTGTTGGCTCCATCAGCAAGTATCTTGAAGTGTATCTTGAACAAGCACTTCCACAAAACTTTATCAATGAAGCTGTACTTGAGCGCAAAGCTCAAACAGTTCTTGAAAATCTTCGCCAACACCTTGCAGTTGACTCAGCTCTCATGAAAGAGTCTGTACGCACCGCAGTAGTAGATGGCAAGAAACAAATTAATGAAGCTCATGATGAGCTTGAGAAAGCACAACAACGCATTAAGATGCTTGAAGAAAAGCTTGACAAAACACAAGCTGATCTTGTCTTCGCTGAGAAGACACAGAATCTTCCAAGCAAGAAGCGTGAGTATGTGAAAAGAGTATTGTCTGGCAAGACAAGTGAATTCATTGCAGAAAACATTGATTACACACTTGGTCTTTTTGACAAATCTGAATCACAACAAGTTGACTTTCTCAGAGAACAAGCAATGAAGGATGTTGTTGCAAGTGATGATGTTCCTGTAGATCAGGAAGTTGTTACTGAATCTGTTGTAGAAACAGGCAGCACTGATGTCAAAAGCATGTATCTCACTGAACTTTCCAAGTACTAAAATTGTACAAGTGGAAATTTATAAGTCGAGGCAAATTGCCTGAGTCGATAAGAAATGAAAGTTAAAAAGGTATGAAACAAATCAAACCTACACAGGCTTACATTGATCAAAGTCGTGCAAAGCAGCTTCTTGAAAAGTGGGGTCCAGTATTGGACTACACATCTAAGAATGTTTCTGCTATTGAAGACGAACACACTCGTTTGAACACCGCTATGCTTCTTGAAAACCAAGAATCATGGTGCATCAACGAAGCAAACGTCGCAGGTGGCACAACTGGTAGCGTATTTGGTACCCAACAGGGTCCTATCTACAGCCCACCAGGCACTGTTACATCTGGCGATACATATGCTGCAGGTGACGCTCGTCTTCCTAAGATTTTGATTCCAATGATTCGCCGTACTTTCCCTGAACTTATTAGTAACGAGATTTGCGGTGTTCAGCCAATGAGCGGTCCAGTCGGTCTTGCATTTGCTCTTCGCTACAAGTATGGCACAACCACACTTGGCGGTAGCAACAGCATTGACGCCCCTGGCACAGTTGCTGCTCCTGGTACACACACTCAGTACGGTGGTCAATACACTGGTTCTGGCTCTGCTGCCAATAATGAACTTGGTTATCAATTCATTGATACCCGCTTCACTGGCACCAGCGCTACAGCATTGACTGGCCTTGCTGGCGTATGGGCGTTTGCTGATCAAGACAAGGGTGTTGCAGAAATTTTGAAGAACTTCGAAATTAACAGCAATATTCCTACTGTTGAAGTCAGCTTCGAGAAAACAGCTGTTGAAGCTGGTACTCGTCGCCTTGGCGCACGCTGGTCCGTTGAGCTCGAGCAGGATCTTAAGAACATGAACGGCATCGATATTGACGCTGAGATTACAAATGCTATGGCATATGAAATCCAAGCTGAAATTGACCGTGAAATGATTGTTCGCATGATTCAAGCTGCTCTCAACGCCGGATCTGGCGCTGGCTACTCCACATGGAGCCCTGCTTCTGCAGATGGCCGTTGGATGGTTGAACGCAATCGTGACTTCTATCAGAAACTTATCATTGAAGCAAACAGAATCGCTGTGAGAAATCGCCGCGGCGCTGCTAACTTCATTGTTGCTACACCACGTGTTTGCGCAATCCTTGAAATGCTCCCTGAATTCCAGTGGGTACCTGTTCAAGGCAATGTCAATACACAACCAACTGGTGTTGCTAAAGTAGGTTCTCTTGGTGGTCGTTTCAACGTATATCGCGATACTCGTACAGAAGTGCAGAATACAAGCATCTATGGCTCTGGCAACGGATATTCCGGCAGCTACACCTCAGGTGTTGAGTACGCACTTCTTGGCTACAAAGGCAGCGAATTCTACGACACTGGTATCATCTATTGTCCGTACATTCCTGTCATGGTACAGCGCACCATTGGTCCTAACGACTTCGCTCCACGCGTAGGCTTGCTTACACGTTACGGCGTTGTTGATAACATCTTTGGCGCTAACCTGTACTACCACGTGGTCATTGTTCAAGGATTGGGCGTTGCGTTTACACCAGCCTCAAAATCTATTTACTTCTAATACTTGCTTGCAAGTTAAGGAGAGGATTCACGCTGCCGAGGGATTGCTACCTCGGCAGTTTTTTTGTAATGTTAACAGCATCAAAAGCATAAATATACAAGTATGATTACATTTGAGCAATTTTATACTGAACTCTTGCAAGAAGCGAAAAAGGGAGCTCGTTGCACCAAAGTAACAGGTCAACAATCTTCTACTCGCAGCGATAAAAAATACTCTAGATGTGTCAAAACAGCTACTGGCTATAAAAGAGTGCACTATGGTGATCCAAATCTTAGGATTAAAAAGTCAAATCCAAAAAGACGCAAATTATTTAGAGCTAGACACAAATGTTCACAAAAAAAAGATAAAGCAAGTCCGGGGTACTGGAGTTGTAAAAACTGGTAAAAAGTACATGCATTTGCATAAATAAATGCATAAATAAATGCATAAATAAATGCATGAATAATAAGTACGGTTTTATCTATATTACTACAAATATTAAGACGGGTAAGCGATATATTGGTATGAAGAAATATACTAAAGGCTGGGAACTCTATTTAGGTAGTAGTAAATTATTAAAAGAAGATATTGAGGTATTTGGTAGAGAAAATTTTAAACGTGATATAGTTGAAGAGTGTGATGATCTCAAACAGCTTCAAGAACGAGAAATTTATTTTTTAGAGCATTACGATGTTTTAAATAATATAGAAAGGTTTTATAATAGATCAATTCCACATATTGATTTTAGATTAAAAAGGCATACAAATTGTAATAAGGGAAAAACGTGGGAAGAGATATACGGTACAGAGGGTGCCAATAAAAAGAGAGAACAATTAGCTTCTAGATTAAAAAATAAAACATGGGAACAAGTATATGGTAGTGAAAAAGCGGCGGAGTTAAAAAAGAAATTTAGCTATAATAGAACGTTCGAGACTAGACAAAAAATGAGCGATAGCAGAAAAGGCATCAAGTTTTCACAAGAACATAAAGATAATTTAAGAAAGGCTAGGCTTAGGTACATTGAAGAGCAGGGGAGGTAACATAAGTATTTGTATAACAGGCAGTTAATACTATTCTTGCAAAAATTGGTAACAAGTTTACATAAAAAAAAGCCCGCCGAAGCGGGCTTCTTTTTTGTTGTTATTTGAACCCTAGCACCCAAAGTCTGCGAGCTTCAGCCTCGCATGTATATTCGCCAGAATCACTTGCTGTATTAACAGCTGTTACTGGAATATTAACTGTAGAGGTTGTTTCTGCGTCAATGCGCACTGCTGCACCCGTGAGTGCTACACTTGAGAGAGTAAGTGTAATTGTTCCTGTTTGAACACCTTGCGCACACTCTGCACCAACTGCTGTAAGCGCAAAAGCAATTGTCTGAGATTGATTGCTTGCCATCTTAACTGGCGTTGCATATGACTGACTTGAATTAAAGATGAATATAGCATTATCCTGTCCCTGTGCAGTATAAATTGGTGCACCATTAAGAGTTTGTGAGAATGCAGCTCCTGTTACATATGCTGTTACTGCAGGAGATTGAGTAGAATTACAAACAATGTTGAGAGCGTTGTTTGCAACGCTGCCGATGCCACCGGTAATGCGTTGATTAGCAGCAAGCGCGCTGCCTGCTGTTGTGAAAGTATTGAGACCTGCTCCAGATGCTACGAAAGAAATTGTTAATGCCATGCATTTATTTATTCTTTAATGCATCCTTTTTATAACAACTGCATTGTTTCTTTTATGCATGCATCCATGAATTGTTCCATGGAGAGCTTTTTTAAACTGCCAGCAAAAGAAGCATTGGATAAACGATCTTGTCTGCGCTGTTTGTTGAGATTATCTGCAGCAGCATGAGCAATATCTTCTTCATCTCTATCATATACCCCTACAATTTTTGCTGGAGCATAAGAAGTATCACATACAGCATACCGGCCATCTTTTGTTATTTTCACCTTGAAAGGATCAACAACAACATTCATTGTAACGTGTTTATTTTTAGCTTTCATTTTTTCTTGCGGCATTTAGCCATGTATGCACCTGCATACAAGCTCGGAAATTTTTTAAACTTGCGCTTTGCTTTGTGATAGCAAGCATCATGTTTGGGCTTGTTTGCAGCTTCATTTAAAAGCGTTACAAAAACTTGCTCAAACAGATTCATTGCTTTTGTTTGTGCATTGCCTTTTTAATGGCTTTATCCTTGGAGCCAAAATATTCATCCTTTTTGGATTCTACTTCGCCATCACCATCATAGTCTTTATCAGCCATTTCTTCTTCATCTTCATCACAGCCACAATCTTCTTCATCTTCATCTTTGGATGCATCATAAGAAGCGCGAGTTGCTTCTGTCACATAGAACTGTGACATGAATGTTTCAAAAAGCTCTTCAAACATTTCACCTGCTTCATAAGATTCTTTTTTGAGAAACTTTTTGATTTCTTTTTCAGGCATGTCTTTGGCAACTTTTTTTGCTGCACCTTTGACACCTTTTTGATGTTTTTTGGCACCCATGACTGCACCAAAGAATTTGCGTTGTTTTTCAGATTTTGCTGGCATAATGCATTTATTTATGCATTTGCTAGCATTTTTGTCATCATTTTTTCAATGGCCAAATCTTTCATTTTGAGCTCCACCTCATAATCAACTTGTTTGCCATAATCAGTGGGAAGATGCTGAGCATAATCAGCATGCTTGCGCGTATTGTCAATGCCTTCACTGTAATGAAACACTGGACGACATGGCCAAGTGCTGTATGCAAGCTCAAATGCATCTTGATGTGGCATTGCATCACCAATCATTTCATGATGCAAATTGTCATAAGTAACAGGAATTTGTTCTGTCTTAAACAGCTGGTTGTACAGCTCTTGAATAGTCCATTGACCATTTTTGTTGTCATTTACCTCTACAACCAATCGTTTGCGAACAGAATCACTACATTTGCCAAGGTTTTCGCGAAACGTTTGCCCCAGTTCTGCAACGTTGCCTTGTTGTCGAATGTGAATATTGAGAGGAGACTCATATCCTTGGGGCAACCCAAGAAGATCAAAGATCTCACCATGTTGCTCCAAATCTCTAATAGAGTTGTTAATAACACTCTCATCTGCACTTGTAAGCGAAATGAATTCAGAGGGATGAGCACTAGTTCGAATATTAGTCTCAATGATGGCTTGCTTAGCCTCATCAATTGCAGAAAAAATCTGCTCACTCTCATCAAAGTCTGTCAATGCAAGATTAACATTGGGATGATTGATTACAGGAGTCAAATCTGAAGACAAGCGATAGCGCTCAATGCCCATGCTCTTGCACATGCGAACAATTTTTGCAACTACTTTGAAGTTGTTGATGATGCGATTTGCAAGAATGCTTTTGGCTTGCATCAAAGGCAGTTTTGCAAACTGCGTGTATGTCATGGTCTGGAATTTTATACCTTGCTCTTTGCATTTGAGAGAAATGCAGCAAAGCCCGAGCGCGTAGTTGTATGTCATGTTGCATTATACAATGAAAAGCAAAGACAATCAACTTGTTTACAACATAATTTTTATGGAATTATAAATCCACTCATTAATGTCATTTATGTTGTCCAATTTGTGTTGCTTTACTGCATTACGCACGCGGTGAATGTGGCTAAGCAATTGTGCATCTGATGTACCAGCATAAAAACCTCGCACATCAGATGCATCGTTGCTAAATTTTTTTAGGATTTGTTTGCATTTTGCAACTGCATATCTATCTGCTGTAAGTTCTATTTTTCTGAGCAGTTGAGCTAGTTGCTGATCAGATAAGTTATCTAAAAAAAGCGCTTGTGCAAAGTCTTCTCCATGTTTAGAATATTGCATTTGGTGTGCAATTTCATGTAAAATTACATAAAGAGCATATTTAAAACTACTTCTCAATACGCTTGTATTTACAATGCATGCATCATGCTTTGATATTCCAAGAGCTTTAATATGTTCAAAACGTATTTCTGGACATTTTGAAGCCAAAATAATATGCTCAAGTTCTTTTATTTCTTGAGCTTTATTAGGAAAACTTTGCTGCAATTCTTGAATAAATTTATCCAGCCCTTGTGTACGCTCTGCATCACGCAAACGCATTTCAAAAATTAAACATTCAGCTTCAAATTGCATAATAATAAACGCGCCAGCTTTTGACTGGCGCGTTTATTTATGCAAAGAGCTGTTACTGCTTGGGAGTTTTCAAATGACAGAATTCAACATTTGAAAGCACCCCATGATACAATGCCTCACTTGAAGCTCGTTGTGGATTAATATCAATGCCGCCGCGACGTGCATACAAGCACATGACACTCAGCTCTTGAGGTTTGAGAACATCATGCAAGCGCTTGTAAATGGTTTCACAAATTTCTTCATGAAAGTGGCATTCATCTCTAAAAGAAATGATGTATCTAAGAAGAGATTTTTCATCTACATCATGCTCGCCAGGAGTATAAGTTATAAAAACGTCGCCCCAATCAGGCTGAGATGTAACACGGCAATTGCTCTTGAGCAATGCACTATGATAGTGTTTTTGCTCTTTGGTGCTTGGTTTGAGTTGAAGCAGCGCCGGAGTCTCTTGATATACATTCACTGTGCCAATGTCACCAAGTGTATCTTCCAATGTAGTGTATTCATTGTAGTATTCAGAAAAGACATCCGTGACTTCTGAAACAATTTCTGAATTTGTGAACACTTTGACTTCAACCCCTGTCTCAAGCAACTTGCTAAGATCAGTGATAGCATAAATTTGTATAGCGTTTAATACATCTTTTGCTGTCTTGCCAAGCTTGGTCATGTTGAATGAATTAAAATAAAGCTTCAAAGACTTTGATTCAACAATGTATTTGCTGCTGCACGGATACACAATTTTTGCAACACCAACAACTGGCATGCCATCATCTGTTAGTGCAGACACTTCATATGCGTTCCATGTATCATATCCATAAAATGGCAGATCATCATCACTAATGTCAAGATGTTTGCGATTGTTGCTTCTTGGCTCTTTGACCAAGAGAGATGCATCATATTGAGATTTATATTCTGATGTTTTGCCGAGGTGAACAGCGATGTTGCTGTTGTCTAGTTTATTGTTTGACATAATTGTTTATTGTTTGTTTGATTTTTTGCATGCGCTCTTCAACTGAACCAGTTAACACTACAACTTTGCCTTGCAGAGGTTTAGGTGTTGTGTGTATCAAAATATCATTCATTTTTTGTTCAATTTCATCACGGAACTTCTCATCTGAGGACCGCTCACCATCGCTAACAAGAGCAAAGTCTGCTTGACAAAAGAAAACAATATCAAGCTTTTTCATGAGCATATCTGTGACTTGTGCAGTATATTCTGCAACCCAATAATCTACTTTGTTGTGATCCAAAAGCCATTCAGTATACACACAACCATCAATGCAGCATCTGTCCATGATCACATTTTCTGTATGTTGAACACTATTAACAATGTGCTGATTCATGATGAGCAGCTGAGTAACATTGCCTGCATCTTCATTAATTGGCACATTGTATTGCCTTTTAACAAGACGAGTCACTTCTTCAACATACGAAAATCTCTCACCAAATTCCTCTTTGCAGAGTTTAAGAAGAGTTGACTTGCCAGTGGATTGTGCTCCAGTAAAACTAATAACCATGCATCTATAATAACGCTTTTAATGTATTAATCCACATATCAATGGATGTTTTTCTCAGTTTATTTACCACATCATCTGTGCATTTGCAATTCATGATGTTTACTTCTTCACGAGCAATGATTGGCCCACCATCCAATTCTTTGGTGCATCTGTGAATAATGCACCCAGAATATGGAAGCTTTAATTCAAAAGCTTTCTTCTGTGGATCCTTGCCTTTGAGCTGAGGAAACTTGACAATATCACCAGGATGACCATTATAAATTCTATACTGTTCACAAACATCATCAGGAATTATCTTCAACCAACCATGAAGCGTTACTACCACATCATCAACATCTTTATAATGGTGCATATCAAATATGCCTTTATAAAAAGAGCTTTTTAAATTGCCTGGTGAAATATGAATTATTTTTGTTTCTTGCCATTTGTCAAAGTCAACTTGCTTTGCATTGGTTATCACCACATCCGGCCACTTGTTTATGCGTTTGCAAATCTCTTGCAACTCACTGCCTGTCTGGCTAAACAGCGCAATCCATTTTGTATTAATCATTTTTAATAATAGCTGAAAATTTCCTGATGTTGTATTGAATTACATCCATCTCATCATTTGAAACTTCATGATTAATGAACTCAATTAATTTTTGAGATGGTTTGACTTCAAGTCCAGAACAACCATTGTATTTTAATCCTTTGATTCCTGCTACAACGGGGTTGCTTGTATCAGCAGAATAAATGCTACGATACGTGTATCTGTCTTTTGCATAAATTGCAAACTCTTTTGCGAGAGAACATCCCAATAGGTGGTGCGGCTTTTCGTGATTCCATACACTGTAATGCATCAAGTCTTTGATGAGTTTGGCACGGCCGTTCATTTGACGTTGCAACTTGTTGTTGCCAACAGCTGCAACTTGGTAGTAGGATAAATCAAAGCTAATTGCAATCATGTCAGCATTTTCTGCCATAAACTTGTAGCAGTTTACAAGTTCATCATATGTTTTACCCTGCACAGTTCCAATTTTCATTCCTGGCAAATCTTTGTATTCATCTGCAAATTTTGCAAAATTGCTGATGGTTTCATAACCATCTTCGAGAACATCTGGCAAAACATAATAATTAGGCTGCAATTCTTCAATCCAATGAACATATCGTTTTGGATCAAAAGCTGTGCCAAGTTCAAAAATAGAATTATCCAACAACACATCTCTATCATAAATGTGACGAGCTGCATAAAAATGCTTGTAATATTCAGGATGCGTCTCAAACAAATGAACTAATGCATATGAATAATCTGTAAGATTATCTACATCAACGAGAATGCTAATGGGTGCTTCGTGTGCTATTTTAATTTTCATTATTCCATAATGTAAATGCAAATCTTTATAACTCAACTAAATATTTACATGGGTTTAGAACAAGCAAAAGTAGGAAGTTTTCTCAACAATGCAACTAGTGTATTTGACCAGCTTACACGCGTTGCACAAGGCTTGCTGTGTATTCCATCGCTTTTGGGTAAATTTCTAACAGGCAAATCCTCTTTATCTGGTCTTGCAAATGCACTTTCAGGCGCTCTTGGTGCTGCAGTTACAAACATTGTAGGAACAATTGTTCAGAATGAAATTGCTTTTGTTGGCAATTTGGTAGCCCAAACTTTGAGGCAACAATATCAAAATATTATAAGCATTTTAAATACTTTTGCACAAATTTTTAATACTGCAAAAAATTTGTTTTCTAAGTCTGCTGACACACTAGACTTTATAAAATCTTCTGAAAATTGTGCCTACGCTGCATCTGCACTAGTATCATGCATCATTTCCTCTGCTGCTAATTTGCAGAAAAAACTCAGAAACCCTGCTAGCAAATTAGCAGAATTTAACAACCAGCTAACAAGCTCAGTTGCTGGCAAAAGCGGAATAATTAATAATTATGTGCAGAGCAACTTGCGTGGCTTAGACAAAGCAAAAATGCAATTGAATTTACAGAATTTTCTATGAGCAATTATAATCAGCATTTATTATCAGGCAAAGAACCAACTGATATTAAACAATTTGTATTAGATCCTAACTTTTACAACCAATCACTCACTGGGTTTTACAGAGGCATAGTTATACAGAACAATGACCCCGAGAGACGTGGCAGAGTTAAAATTTTTGTGCCTGCATTTTCACCTCACATTTATGATCAATGGCTACGAGGAACCAAAGAAGAAGGTCAAAATGAAGTTACTTTCACAAACAAAAAATTTAGATTTTCGCAAGGCTCCAACATCAATAAGGTGGATTGCACAGATGAAGATAGACCCTCTCTTAGACAAATTGCTGAAGAAGCAAAAAAAGTTTTAGAGTGGGCAGAACAAGCATCGTGTTTGTTCGGCGCAGGATCAAGTGGTCTTTATGGATTAGAAGAAGATAAATGCACCATATCTGATGC